TTAATCATTACAGTCGACATATACGGAATAGTATTTCCTTGAACAGTATTGGATGGAATAGTTTGCGTCTGCGGTGGAGGAGTTATTTGGTAAGGTTGATAACTGCTTCCCTGAGACGTTGCATACTGTTTACCTTCATCAGATTGGGGCAAATATTTAGCCAATACATCTTGTGTTACTTGCCCTGTTCCTAATTGGCCAGTCCAATATTGCTGTTCTGCTGAAGTTGGGGCGCGACCAAAATCCTGTTGATACGCATCATTTAAAAAAGAAGAGTTTTTAAAATATTGTTGTGCAGGGTCGCTTCCTGCAAATGCAACCTCCACTGATTGAGGCGTTGCTGTTCCTGCACGTAATTGATCTGTCCAATATTTAACACCATTTGGATCAGGAGGTGTGCCAAGATCGTTTTTATATAGTTTATTAATAAAATCAGTGTAATCAGATGGAATTAATTTAGCTGGATCGGCCGCTACCGCCTTTAGGTTGTCAGGAATATTATAATCAACAAAAGATTTACCATAATCACCTTTCGAGGCATTTGGTGCTATTTGTTGAAGCTGTTGTTGTATTCCTTCAGCATATCCCAATCTTTTTTGGAATGTGCTTTTCGCGTCTTGCGCCGCTGAACTATTAGAGGAAATATTCCCTCGGCTATTTATAAACGCCCCAGGGCTTTCTACTGCCAATGCTCCGGCCACAGCAGATTGGAGATCTGGAGCATAGTTCATATAATCATTAACAGATGAAGGATTAGCGAGATCGTATGATGATCCTAAATTTCCTGTAGTATAATTTACCCAAAACGATGTTTGAGCTGCTGGATCGGATGGACTTAAATTATTAGCTTTTGCATATTTTTGAAAGGCAGTATTCATTGGGCCAGTAAATTGAAACGCACCATAACCACCGCCACCACCAGTTTGCGGCTGATTAAAGTTTAAATAATAGTTTCCATCAGAATTGGCCTTGGATGATTGTCCTTCAGTAGCAGCATTTGCAGCATAAGCAATGGCCGCATTGTAGGACATCCCTTGGTTCATCAAGTTTAAGGCCAAATTAGTGGCATTTGTCCAATCATATTTTTTAGGAATGTCTGCCGTCGATGATTGAATATTTTTAGGATCAGACAACCATTGGACTGAATTTTGAGCGCCTGAAGATAAATTTGTCCACCCTAAATTATAGCCCGTCCTAGATGTGTCACCAACATATTGACTAGGATCTGTTGTCCCGCCCGATAACCCAGATGTGCTTTGTCCACCGGTAGCACGATATTTTCGGGCTACTTCCAAAGCCCCACCATCAGAACACTTCCACTTTCTCAAAGATTTATTAATCCGGCTATCTGGATCATTGGCTGTCTCAGAGCTGGTAAGCTTAGCTTTCATGCCTTTCATACGAGCGCAGAAACTATCTTTACGGGATCCGCCTTCCGGCTGAGGACGCTTAATGTCATGACCCTCGGAACGGAGAGAAGCTCGACCCTTTTCGTTCAACCCGCCCTCTGGGTTTTTGCCCTCAGACCTTTGCCAAGCCGGTGTCTTAGCCATCTTATTATTCCCTCGTGCCGATCCGCCAGTAGCCATTCCGGTAGGCTTAGGCCAATCTTGCTCTGGCGACCATGCAGGATATTTGTCTTTACCAAGTTCAAAGAAGGGAGACTTTCCTTCTGCTTCACGGCGTTTTGCAGCTTCATAAGCCCTATTATCAGTATCTTGTGGTGGGCTTCTATGAAGTCTTTCCGCCATTAATACAGCTGCCTTGTCGGCATCGCTTATATTTTCATAAATAGACGGATATTGGATTTCTCTATCTGAAGAATATTCAGAAACTATTCCAGAGTTGTCTAAATTTTTAATTGGACCGAGAAAACCAATATCTTTTGATTTAAGCGCATCTAATTTATCTGTTTCTGGGTTGTATCTTTGCCCCCATGGATGTCGAAGAGGAAGTGTCTTAGCCATCCTACTCTCCATCTTCCGCAGTTGGCATTCCCATCGGCTGCGACATCAAATTAAATATACGATCCTTATGCTTCTCATTGGCGTCATGACGATGTTGTTCCGTCATCTGGCCATGTTGAGCAAGAAGATCCTTATCCTTGTTTTTCTCGTCTTGGCGGAGCTTGTCAGCATGGACCATTGCAGTTTGCTGAAGCTTCATCGCTTCTAATTGCAATTTACCTTTGCGGTCCTCAGCATGGTTCTGGGCATCCGTAAACGCCTTCATCTGATCAGTCTTGATCTTCTGAACATTTGCCTCAGTAACCATCGCCTTCGTCTGATTGTCGACCTGATTAGACTGGGCCTTTATTTGAACCTCGGCCTGTTTTGCCTGAGCCGTTATCATCTTGGCCTGGGCTTCCATCATCAGTGCAGGATCTTGTTGCGGGCCTTGTGGTGGTTGTTTACTCCACAGGCTGTCAATATCCTCAATATCTGTCATCTCAAGAATACGACGATCGACTTCCTGCATGTCGTAAAGTTGTGGGTTCTGAGCGGCAAGTTGTTTGAGTGCAATCGCCTTCTGGATCCTTAATGTCTGAGAAGAACAATTTGGATCAGCCTTCGGGACAATATCGTAATTGTCTAAGGCTTGCTGGAGTAACTCAGCATCTTTCTGGAACCCTGGATTTCTATTAGATCTCCAAAGGCTCTCCGGATCTCTACGGAACAATTCCTTGAGTAATGAGAATTCCTTGCCCTGTGCCTGATGCATTCTCTTATGAACGGCATTCAGGACTTTTGTGGCCTGCTCAATCATCGCAATGGTAGATCCTACGGGAATATCCTGCCTTCCCTCTCCTACGGCCATTTCTGCCGTGCCACCAACACGCTGGGCAGTCTGTTCCACATTCTGGATCATTTGCATAAAGCCGCTGGATATATCCCGATATGGAAGCGGGAGAAACGCCTCCTTTAAAGGAACGCCATCGACGTCTAATGGCGCCACTTGTCCTGGCCCAACCCGGATCGTGGTCGTTTGCTGGCGGCCGGATGATCGAGCCATAACGCCACCCGGAAAATTAGCCAGCATGCCATTGTCAAGAGCAATTCGCCAAGCCGCTGTAAGAGCGCGATTAGCATTACCAAGAATATGCAAAAGACCGAGGTTAAGACCGGGGAACGACGGAACAAATACATACTCAACGAAGACTTCTTTTCGTGTATAATTTTCATCGCCCTCTTCCCACCAACGGCGGATTTCGAGGACTTGCCTGCTGTCCTTGTCTAACGTCACACGATAAGGAAGGGGCAACCCGGTGGCTTCGCCATCTTCTTTATGCTCAAAACCACGCAGATCTAACTCACAATAACACTCGTAAATTTCTCTATCGACCTCTCGGTGTTCCATCAAGCTCTTCGGCTCAACACCTGAGATGTTTGCCAGTTCAATGTCAACAACATTGCCTAGCGCAAAATTTGTGGAAGTAAGTGCGACGTCTCTCCAAATGCCGGCAAGCTGCATTCTTCTTACGTCTGAAGGCTTCATCTTACTACGATGAGTAACCCTGGCGGCCGCTTCAATAGCTACGGCACCTTCGGAAAGGATCAAATCCTTACGGTCAATTGTCTCTGATACAGGACGACGCTTCAAAGGATGATAATAAACCTTCTTGTATGCCTCTCCACCCAATCCAAGCGAAAAGAACATACGATCAGTATCGGGATAATATTCAGGAGCCCCAGACGTCAGATAATGGTTCATGTCTGTCTCAAGGGCGTTTGCCGCTTGATCGAGCTGCTTTATCTGATCACCTTCATTCGAGACCTTCACCGGTCCATCAGCCGGCAACAATTCGCCGCGGGCATTTGCCTGGAACCTTAGGACAGCTTCCAATAACAACGGATGCTTAACGACCGAGATGCCCTCGTCATTTGGTTCTGATCTTGGCTCTTCGAGCTTAATGCCTAGGAGTTCAATTCCCTTGGCGACGTCTTCTAATCTCTGATCCTGACGCGTGCGATCGTCATTGATCAATCTCAAAAGCTCATCGGCAACGCCAGTGAGAACACCTATCTCGACATGCATCGCCAAATTGGCATCATGATCCTTGCTATCTTCGCTGGGCGCCTGTGGCAATCCGCCAAAGTTAATCTGCACCCCGCCATCGGTAAGATCAATTTGAATGACTTGATCGCCCGGCTTTGCCTTTTGCTCAGGTGGCGTGAGGTCTACCTGCTCAGGCTTTTCCTGCGGCATTCCAGGAGTAGGAACCTGCCGTAAGTTCATCGGGGCTACATTGGCCATTTACTTCTCGTGGATTGCAAGCCAACCGTGTGGCTCTTCATTAAAAGGATTGCCGCCGTGATACCAGAACAACTCGCCGTCTATTTTGACGGTCATTGCCCATCCCTCAATACCAGTATCAGACAGGATCTTCACTAAGGCCATTTTCTGCTCAGGCAATTCATCCATCGGCCTGACAACAGAATGGTCAATAATAAATGACATCGCCGCCTCAGACGTTATAGACAGGTTTGCTAGTCCGTCGGTATGAACCTTCGGCCATAGAAATGGCCACAATTTCCTCAGGACGTCTAAGGAGATTGCGTTCTTTGAGATACTTGAGCGCTTGCGTCGAGCTGTCGACAAGGTCGTCGTGCTTTCCTTTTGGGAAATTCTCAAACTGCGTAATTACCTGATCTGCCCATGCCCTGTCGGGAGAATAAACCTGCCCGCCACTAAACACTGCTTGGACAGCATAGGCCCTGGCAACCTTATCCGCATTTCCCGGATTAATAAGCTGGACACCCCAATGCTGATTTCTATTGAGCCTCTTAATCTCTTGGGCAACCGAAAGGCCACTTGCCTTTGCCTCAATCAGTAACATGTCAACTTTGAACTGATTACAAGTGTGAATGGCCCATTCGACCAATCCCCACTCTTCCATAGAGCGGCGCTTAAATTCTAACTCAGTCTCTCCGGGACGGCGTAAGATATCCGGGCCATGGATAGGAAGCTTCTTAGCCCAGGAGTGCATTAACATTACCGCAGGGATAGTATCCCGATCGTCGATGACTTCTGACCTTCCACCCTTATGGTCCAAGATAGCCCTGGCCTTTTGACCGCCTCTTTGCCAAACACCCCAAACAGTCAGCGCCGAGAAATCATTCTCCTGCTTCTCGCCGTATGCCGTATCAAGGCTAGCAATAATGTAATCCATAGAAGGATAGCTAGCGCCCGAATTAACCCCTTGAGCAGCCGCCTCGTCGTCATCCCAGAGGTTCCACCATTCCCTCTTGATAATCCCACCGCCACGAGGAGCAGGGGATTGCTGCATTTGTCCTGCATATGCATACGGGCCCATAACTAACTTATCACGCTCCAAGACCTCACTCGGAAATCTTTCCGGAAATAAAACCTCTCCCGCTACCTGACGAGGATCGCTAAATCCGATCTCAGTCTCGCAGCGACGCAGCGGATCAAATTCCGCAGGCAGCATAAGGTGCGTATATCCAAGGTTCTTCTCAAGGATAACTCCGGAGACATCGCTCTCATGCAACCGCTGCATGATAACAACAATCGAACTTTTCTCCGGGTTGTTGAGGCGGGTTGGGACCGCTTCAAGAAACCACTCGATCGTCGTCGCGCGCATCTGATCCGAGGACGCGCTTTCAACTGAATGGGGATCGTCGATGATGACAATGTCGCCGCGAGAGCCAGTAATTGAGCCCGCCGCAACGGCCTCCCTAAACCCAAGTCGGTCATTCTCAAACTTGGTCTTTGCATTCTGGTCCCCGGTTAATTTAACCCGGTCTCCCCAGTTTTCCTGATACCATTCAGAGGTGATTAACCTCCTCATCTTAGTGCTATCTCTAATTGCCAGATTTTGGCTATGCGAGACACAAAGAAAACGGAGATGAGGCTGATTACACGGACCCCACAAATATGCCGGCCATAGAACAGCTACCAACAAGCTCTTCATGTGGCCTGGAGGAATATTAATCAGCAGCCGATTGATGTCGCCATCCTCAATGGCATTCAAATGCATGGCAATGGCGTCTATATGCCAACCATGAACATAAGGATTAGAGGGCTCTAAAACATTCCAGGCTTGGCGAATAAACTCTCCGAGGTCTCCCTCAGCAGCCCGCCTCTTCTCCCTCTTCATCAGCTCCTTCTGAGCCGCCGCTATAAGCGCCAATTTCTGAAGCTGTGGCCGAGATAAATTGTCTAATTTGATCATCATTCATCCGACTGAAATCGCCCGGTGCGCCCGTCTCTTTTCTGTCGATCATCAGGCCATGCATCTTGGCCAAACTATCAGCTGCGCCCTTGGCAGCATTAAAGTTCCCGACCTTCTTGGCATTCACAAGCAGGTCCGC